ATGATGAAGTAGCCAGCCTTCTCGTCCCACCGACATGCCCTCCAGAACGTCCGTAGAGGCACAATTCCGCCAATCTGAGGGTGGTTGGATGGCAACGTGAGGAAGAACTCCCCCGCGCCGTTAACCTGCTGGGAAATCCCGATCTTCTTGCCATCGTGAATAATGGCAGATGCAAGCCAGTTTCCATCGGCGCTCTTTTTTGGGGTTGGATTGAAAGATGGCGTGATGCTTGGGTTGGTATCAGCCTTATCAATTTCTAGTCCAGCCGTGACGGTATCTTGAATCTGGTAGAACTCTACCCTAAACTTGTTGCGAGCGAACGTAGATACTGATGCATAGGTAGGGTTACCACCACCTCCACCGCTAGGTGGAGGCTCAACGTTTGCAGCCTGAATCCTAAACTTGGCGATCTCTTGGCTTGCCCCACTACCATTTGTAAGACTGCTGTATGGTCCATACGTTCCTGGCAGTGTATCTGCAGTCTTAACTCTCCAGTACAAATCAACATCCTTAGGAACATTATTAAAGTCAAGAACATATGTTATTGTTCCAGTAGGACTTCCTGTAGTAACCTTTACTTCTGACCATACTGGAGATCCACTAAACGAAGAGTTATTAAATACTTCTATTGTATATTGCTGACAATAGTCACCATCTGGTTCATTAGCATCAATAAATGAGAATCGTAAATTACATTGCGTAGTTGTTGACGCACTGAATGTTTTAATTGCAGTAGTTGATCCGTACGTTCCACCATCAGTTGCAATGTCTTGGATAACTAGATTTGGTGCTGATGGTGCTTCTGGTGGTACAACGTAGTCAATAATCAAAGTAATATTGTCATAGAACGATGCCGCTGACATGTTGCTACTTGGTGTTGTTAGTGCTGGAGCATATGTACCACTTGTATCTGTACTCATGCGCATATAGAATCCAAGGTTTGTTCCAGCATTTGCAAACCAGTATTGAACAATTGAAGTAACGTCTACGGAGAAAGTATCCCCATCTCCTGTAGTGCTAGTCATAGCCACAGTCCCAGCGCCTGTCGCTGTATGGATTGATGTTGACAAGTTCCATGCGGCAGTATCATAGTCTGCAGTTGCTCGGCACACCAACATACTTCTGCTCGCTGTACAGGTCTGGTTAACCTGATCATTTGGAGTTACATCAAAGTATGTTAGATTAAGAGTTGCTGAAGTGATAGACTGCATGACGCTGAAGTCAATGTCTGTAAAGAATCCAGAGCGGCACTTTGTAGTCGTCGCTTCATCCCATCCAACTGGAAGGAAACTGTTGCTAGTAGTTGAGTTAACTGGCAGTCTTCCGCTAAATGCGTTGCTCGCAAAAGACGCAGTACGACTAGCCCTACTTGCCCGATGACCTCGGTAGTTTGTTGCGCTGATCGTATCGGTAGCCATTTAGTACCACGCCTCCCTCCACGAGATACTTGCAGTGTACCCAGTGGTAATCGGATTGTTTGAACCATCAGTACAGGTAATAGATACAGTTGAAGGCGTACCTACGGTATGGTCATCGTCTGGGTCAATAAGACCAAAAAGCGCACCAGAGTTAATAACTATATATGTTTGATTAATAGTATTTAGTACAGTGCTATCTGCCTTAGTAAACCTAGAGTCATAGACAATCTGATCATCATAGTTAATAAGGATACGGTACTTATAGGTCGCATTGTCACCAATGCTTCCTACTGGGAGGGATAGGGTAAGAGGAGTACCGTTAAGATTAATAGTAAACTTGACGATTGCAGCATTAGTTGTTGGAGTTACTCCATACGTCTTTTCAATAAGCAACTGTGCATACGCTGGCGCTGATCCGTGATTGTGGAGATTAACTGCTGTACCAGTAATTCCGACAGCGGACTCTTTGAGAGTGTCGGAGAACTTATACGGAGACTTCATGATGAAGGCAAGGATGATGCCAGTGCTATAGCCAGCCTCGTCTGATCCACTAAACATACCTGGGTTTGTCTCAACCTGTGGCATCTGTGCTGGGCGGCAAACAGAGTAGCACTCAATCTTTCCTGTAGGGAAGTTTGTTGTATCGTCGGTGATTACCGTAAACTTAAGTCGTCGGAAACCATCGCTTGACTGAAACTTCTTCGGGACAAATCGCATCATCTTTGTGATCTTTTCCAACTTGCCAGCAAGATCTTGGCGCGTAGACCCATATACGTCTACTCCAACTTGAATCAAGCGACGACCAATGTATGCATCGGCAACGTCAACGCCATCTCGTGTTGCACGTGGATCTTCGTATCCAATTGGATTTGCAGCACCAAACGCAATACTCTTTACGCGATATCCAGACAATGGCTGGTTCGGAGTAAACGTAGATGTATCTGTGATCGTATTAATATCAAGGAATACACCACTTGGTTGTTCCCAATAAATAGATGACTTAAGATCAATCATGAAATTTGACGTACCCTTCGGATGCGCGAAGCCTCCATGCGCCATCGCGTGCGAGCGGATGATGCCAAGATGGACAACTCACTGATGGTCATATCGCTTGCACCAGACGCAATCTGCCACTGCTGGAAGTCTGCGCGGTCAATCATCAAGCGCTGCAGAGCCTCTGCCTGAGCATAAATACGAACAGCGTTCTTCTCCGAGTCGCTAATATCTGCGACAGTTACGTCATCAGAAAGTAGGCTATGTCGTCGGTATCCCCAAATCTTTAGCGTTAGTCGCTCGTATGTGTTTGCACCAATCACAACTGGATAAGTTGGATACGAATAGCCAGCAGGAATATGCACCCTGCCGTTAAACCACTGCCATCCATTACCCCATCCATCGCCAGTGCTAATTGGCAGCGTCTCATAGAATCGGTTAGTAGAATCAAGTACATCTACGCGGAAGATATTCCTAAACGTCTTAGTTGGTACGAACGATAGGCTTAGTCCCATATTCTGCCCAGAAACCTGCGGGAATGTGAACTGGTAATCCTCTGTATCCTCAAGCGGGGACAAGTCGGAGATAGCGTCAATACCAGCATTAATGAGGTCATTGATCTCATCGTTGCTCCATGTCTTACCGTCTGGATCCCGAAGGTCCCTACGAATCTCTAGCCGAATATCTTCACGATTCATTCTATCTCCTATCGGATCAGGGGGCTGACCCGCCAGCCAGCCCCCATCACCTATTACCTAACTAGACCTTAGGCATCAAGGGTTGCACCAGTCTCAAGGCGAACGTATCGTGCGCCAGTGAGATCAAGCAACTTCGCGCCGAAGCGCATCTTGAAGCCAGCGAGCGCACGCTGCGCAAGTGGGTCATTGTGATCGCCACCAGGCGACACAAAGTACGCCTGAAGGGTCTGCGAATCGCCGACGGTATAAGCGTCAGGACCAAAGAAGAAGGACGAATAGACGTTAGCGTCATCCGCACCTGACTCCTCAAAGGTCTTCGCATTGGACGACACGAGGAAGCGAACGCCAGCGTAGCGCCCGATCTCGCCGTTAAGAAGCGGGGTGTTGTCCACGTACTTCGTGGAATCCATCCAGCCACCATTGGCGGTGTCAGTCAGAATGTCATACTCCTGGAACGGATGAAGAATGCAGCGGTAGAAGCCGTCAGCAAACGTAGGAACGTTTGCAGCCTTCAGCGTCGCAACCATCTTCTTAACAAGAGCGCCAGTGATCACGTCCGTCTGAGCAACCTCAGCGCGGGACGTAGCATCGCCAGCATACTTAACGTTGGAACCAGCGGCGAGAACATCCTTCACCACGATGTCCATCGTCTCAGCAGCCTGTCGCGCAATGCGCTCCGAAGCGATTGAGATGAGGTCATGCGGCGAGTCCAACTGCGCAAGGTCGGTGACCGCAATGGTCTTACCGTACTGCGTAGCGGTGAAGTAGTCGCTGCCGATTGAGAGAGCCTGAGTCTCAGGCGTTTCACCCTCTGAGAGAGGGGTCGTGTCTGGGGTCAGGTCAGCGTAGCGAGCGAAGCGGATGGTGTTCGTACCCTTCACGAAACGCCCAGGAACATAGTTCCCTGGCATCACGTGAACAAGTCGCCCACGCAGTTCTTCCTGCGCCTTAGCAAGAACAAGTTCCTGGACTAGAGCGCTGAAGCCCGTAGTCGTCGTGCTAGTAATAGCCATAATTTACTCCTTTAGTCGGCAAACGGATTGCCGAGTTTTTCAATATCCGAGATGATATCGTTAATGCCGCGCTTACCGCCTTCAGCATTTCCCTTTCTCGGATTGTTAGGTTCAATAAATACGTCCGCCTTCTCTTTAGCCGTTTCCCTGCTAAGAGCCGCCATGTACTTTTCAAACGCTGCGGCTCGCGCATCGTCAGAAAGACCTGCGGTATCAGAAAGGAACTGACTATAGTTCGGGTATGCATTGCGCAGCCGCTCCATTTTAGCAGCCTCCTTTGCATCGTTCAGTTCTTGTTCAAGCGCAGCCAGCCGATTCTGAGCCTTTTCAAACTCGGACATGTTTGCGTTCTCATTCTCTGCCTTCCACTTCTTCAAAGACTCTGCCTCCTTGCGGAGGTTATCCAGTTCTGCCTTCGCAGACGTGAGCGCTTGATCTTTACCAGCCAAACGCTTCTTCCAAGTGGTGATGTCATTCTCATCCTGAGTGGTTTCTGGAGCAGGCGCAGCAGGTGCTGCCGCCTCCACCTTCGGCGACTCAGGAACAGCCGCATTCACGACTTCGGTTTCAGCCATTTTCTTTCTCCTATTCTACCAAATCGTTTTACTCATTGCGAATAAAACGACCAAATCCCTCTAGACTACTCAGCACCCATTGCTGAACTGATTCAATCGGACCGCCCTCCATCCCTTGCACTTGATTAATAATAGACGATGCTTGACCAATTGCCCCTGGAATACCAATGCGCTTGGTCGCTCGCTCAGTAGCATAGAGTCCTGTTCCTACTCCTTCGCCAAGAGCAGCAATTGGGTCTTGAGAGTTTGCGTATGTATCAATACCCTTCTGGATACCAGTCACGATTGCTGAGTTTGCACTTACTGTAATGTCTGTTGGCAAGCCAGGAATGAGTGTCTGCGTAAGGAAGAATAGTAATGGGTTACTCTGAAGGACATCTTCTGTCATGTTGCGAGCAAGTGCCTGTCGTGCGCGATAGGCTGCAGCAAATCCAGTAAGCGGAGCAAAATCGCTCCAAGCCTTAACGCTGAATTTGCCTCCAGATGCAACCTTAAGTGCAAGGTTATATGGGCTTAGTCGGCTAACAAGACCCATTGCAGATGATGTGCGCGTTGCGTAAAGTAGACGCATGTACTCTGGCAATACCTTTCCGAACATGTATGACGTTGGGTACAGCGAGAAGAATACATGGTTCATTGTGCGTTCAGCAAACGAACGCTGTGTATTGTAGAAGTGAACACGCATTGACTCTTGCTCTATCTGCTGCTCAATGCCATCCTGAATTGTATTCCATACCGACTCTTCGCTAGTGCGCGCTTCACGAATTGCCTGCAGATGATCGGCAACCTTCTCAACATCAGCAGCGTCAAGAGCGCGCTCTCCCTTTAGCGCCTTCTCTGCAAGGATAGTAAGTTCTGGAAGCATCTCTCCGCGACGTTGTGCTACAACAAATAGGGAAGCCATCTCTGTTGCGACTGGCTGTGGAACATTCAACTTAGTCATCAACTCTTCCTTGATCAGTTTGCGTCGTGCTACAGCAACCTCAAGTTCTGCTGACATTGCGACCTTTGCCGCATCAAGATCTTGGAAAATGCTTTCAATAATCTTGTTCTTGTTTCGTGATCCATCTGATAGAGATGATGCGCGCTTAATTGCTGACTGAACAAGTGCAAGTGATTCGTCTGAGTATCCTACTGCCTTGCCACCAGCATGAACAATGCCAAGTACTTCAGCCAAGCGCACACCGCCAGCAGATGCTCCTCGTTCCTTTATATCCTTCTTTGTCTCACGCACTGCCTGAGAAAGGTTCTTAATTGGATCATCGTCAAACTGCCGACCAAAGCCAAACCCAAACGGCTTATTGCGTTCAATGAACTGTCGTGCTGTTGCGCGACCTGATCGCAACTGTGACTGCTGATGCAGGTAAAGCATGGCTGCTCCACGAGCATCTCCACCAGCATCGTCAAGCCACATCTTCCACTGTTCTGGCTGTTCTGAGAACATTCGTGGGAGATCATCTGCCAGTCTCCGAACATTGCTATCAGCGGTTAGAAGCCAGAAGTCATTTCCCTTAGAAGCCCTTACGACATCTGCCTTACGCTCAAACCACGAGCGCCCCTTCCACATGTTCTTTGCAAAGTTCTCTCCT